GCCATTACTCTTCGTCTACCTCTAGTTGTGATGGGTCAAACATTTGTGCCGCAACATAGGGGCGGATTTCATCAATCATACTCACAGATTTATCAAACAACATTTGTTTAATATTGTTTGAAAGATCATTAGGTGATGCATCCGACATAATCATATCAATAAATTCAGAAGTTTCCATAAAATTCATAGTTTTTAATTATTTATAATTTTTCTGCTTTGGTTTTTTTAATCTCAGGTGCCTCAGTTGCTTTTCCCGATTTATCAGTATCTGGATCCTTTGTTCCCTTTCCTAATCCAATCTCAAGATCTTTTGCATTTTGAGATTGAGTTTTCTTAATCAGTTTGGATCCAGTATCCTTAACATAATCCATGGTCATGCCAGTTGCTGTATCAATCTCTGGTGCAGGTGGTGGTATGAGACCAATAGATTTTTCATATTCCATTCGTTTATCCATTTCAACAATTTCTTGATCTGTTTGATGTAAAACATTTCTACGAATATAATCCATAGAATAATATTTACCAATATATGGTTCCATTAATGGGAGAAGATTTATTCTTTCACCTAACAATTCATTTTGTTTTAATTCTGCAAAATGATTATCATACAAGTAATCGTATTGAATATGATCACTCATTTGCTCCCATTCTTCGGGAGTAATAATATTTTTTAGAATTAACTGAGTTCTTAGCATATCATGAAAAAGAGCACTAAATCTTTTTCTCAATCTTCCAACAAATCTTGAGAATTGAATTTCATCTCTAAGAATTTCTGAAGATCTTCCAAGATTAAACCCGCTGTCTGCACCAATTCTAGATTCTGGAATTCCTAATGCACGATATAGTTTCTTTTGGAAGTATTCAACGTCAGCAAGTTCTCCTAGATTCTGTCCCCCAGGAAGTGTAGTGATTTCTGTCCCACGACCACCCTCTCTACGTGGCAACCAGAAATCTTCAAGCATACTCATATGCTTTTTGTCATCACGAATTTCTCCAGTACTAGCATCGTAAACTAACTTATTACGATAGCGAGACATCACTTCTTTTAGATATTGTTCCGCCTTTACTTTAGGAAGATTGCCTACATCGATATAGAAAATTCTTCTTTCTGGAGCACGAGACATTCTATAAATTACAAGACTATCTTCAATCATACGAAGTTGATTGAGTGCTTTAATTGATTTATGTAAATATGACAGAACATTCTGTTTGTTTCGATCTACAAGACCAGAACTTACATACGCAATTGCGTCTTTAGCAATTTTAACACCTTTTCCGTAACCTCCACCACCAGAGTTTCCTGCCGACGACGAAGAATACCCAGTCAACGTAGGAGTATAAACAAAATACTCTTCAATATCAGGAAAATCAAAAGATGTAGCATCTGTTTTTCCAAAAATATTATTAATGGACGAGGTATTTGAAATATTAACCGCAGATGCGTATCCATCTTTCTTCTTAAGTTCACGAATGAACCTAATTTTCATAGCGTCAATATATCTAATTTCCTTTATTCCTTCTTGAGGATTATCGAGATCAATAACCTTGTGATAATAAAGTCTGCCATCTACATACCAATTTCTAAAAATCTCATGGCATTTTTTATCAAAGTCCATAAGATCTTTGATATATTGAAACTCGTTCCTGATGATTGATTTTATATCTTCACTAATTGGAAGATTTGATAATTCAATTTGAACTGGAGAATCATTTAGGTCTGCAACAATTGCTTCACTAACAACGTCCTCAATAGCACGATCACATTCTGGATGCAATGCCATTTCACGATATCTTTTCAATAAGTCATATTCACTTTTGTAGACACCTTCAATGTCCACATACTGACCATAAAACCCACTACTAACATAATAATCAGCCCCATCCTCATTTGATTGAGCAACAGGACTGATTTGTTTTTTAGGTTTAGGGGTAGAATCAGTTATAGAAAACCCAAATAATCCAGCCATATTATAAGATTTAAATAGTTAGTATCTAACTATTTATCACTACTGGACTTGGACGTTTCTGCTTCCATCATATGCTTCCCAATATTGAACTTGAAGATCTACAGTAAATTCTTCAATACTGCTGTTATCAGCATAGGAAAGTGGAATTGCTGAAACATTAGTTGGGAATAATCCATACATGTGATATGCTCTAAGCACAGGGATAGTTTCCCCACTATCAATAGCAGTTTGCATTGGAGCCCGTCCAAGTTGATACACCCAGGCATCGCGTTGATAATTTGCTGGATTTACTTCACCAGCATTGTCCAAACTTTTACTCATAAAGTTAATCCATCTTTCAAATGCACCTCTAACAATGAAGTCCGTATCATTAATTACAGTGATAGACCAAGGATCAAATGTTCTATCCCCAGCAATTTTAAGTTCTCTTCCTCTAAAAGGAACAGAAATTGGAGCAATTGTTGATGCTGGGAGTGTTGCCGATTTTGCTAAAAATTTAATTCTATCTGTCAAGGTAGACTCAGAAACTCCACTAGGAATAACAATATCTGGGAAAGCAATTTCGCATTCAAATAAATTAGCGCGAACCCCTCCCCCACTTAATCTACCTTTAAAGTTGTCGAGGAATCTACCCTCGCCCCCAGTATTTGGAACTTGTTGAAAAGATGCCATTTTGTTCTCCGATGTTTATAGGTTAATTTATAATTTAAACTCTTCCAATGACTTCTTCGAATGATACTCCAGTTCTGGTAGCAACGAAGGTAAGTCCAATGAAATTAATACTACGAGCAGGCTTGACATAAATGTCTGCTATAAACTCATTGGCATCAATCACAGCTGGAGTGTTGTTAGTTTCATCGCAAATTACGATGAAATCTTGAATTCCACGTTTTGCTTTAACATCACGGAGAAATGGTTCAACAATATTAACAAAATTTGTTCTGGTAAGAGCATCATTAAATTCAAATAGTGATGCTCTTGATGCCCTTTCAATTGAATCTTCAATGGTAATGAATAGTCTACGAACATTAATCCTATCAAATGCAGATCCTACTGCAAGTCCAGTCTTATCACCAAATAGAATAATTCCAGATCCAGGTGTAAAAATCACAGGGTTGATTCTTCTAGGATAAAGAAGATCTCTTTCAGTTTGGGATGGATTGTATGCAAGTTTAACTGCGTTATTAATGACGCCTCTTCTTATGCCAGCAGGAGAGAACCAAGTGAAATCAGTGATTCCAGTTCTTGCCATACAGCCAGCAATGTCAGCATTCAGTGGAATGTATCTAAACTTATTAGAGAATCTATCATACTGGTACTTATACCCACTATCAAACACTGCATATGAAGATGAAGATAGGGCATCAAAGAATGAAATTACATTTGTAGTTTGAGTTGAGGTATTTGCAATTGGAGATGGAGATGAACCACCAGCACCAGGATCAACAAGAACTGCAGATCTCTGTGGAGAAATACATGCGATACAATCTTTTCTTAATTCTGCAATTTGAATCAGTTTATTTGCTTTTGCTTGAGTTTGTTCTTTAGTACCAAATCCAGGACCTTGAATTAGAAAATTAATTGGATATTCTCTTTTATTTGAAAATAAATCATATCCAGCAATTAAGTCACCTAAAGTTGTTTCGAATCTTGGATCAGCAGAATCATTTGCCACATAGTTATTGCCACCAGTGAGAGCAAAAGTTTGTGCTCCTGAAGCATGGAATGTTACGCCCTGAGCGTTTAATCCTGCTTGTCCCGCTGCAGTAGTTATAGTCGTAATGCCAGAACTAAATCCTGTTGGATTTCCTAACTCAGAATCTCCAGCATATATGTATGCTGAGTTATCTGCTATAAAATCTTTATAATAGATTGGTCCTGAAGTTGATGATGTTGCGTCTTTTGCTTTTGAAAGACCAACAAATTTTTCAAGAATAGTTCCTGGAGTTCCAGAAATAGTTCCAGTGTCATCAACTACAACAACGTGAAATTCATCATTCTTCGAACTTCTTGTACGAGCAAAATTGCTTGTTTTTGGTTTGTCAGCAACTTCTTTCCAGAAGAGGTTTGAGTTTACTAAGTTTAAAGATTGCTCATTATACCAATCTGTTACTGAGGTTGCACTAAATTGTGATCCAACTCCAATACTACTGAAGGTAACCGCTGTACCAATACCAAGAACAGAACCAACAGTAGATGCTGCTCCGATTTGTACAAAAGTAGCTCCAACAGATACCACAGGTCGTGTTGTCATTGTTCCAGGACCAACAACACTGATTGAACTTCCTACGGAAACTCCGGTGGTGCTGGTAACAAAAATAATGGTAGAACCAATAGCAACAGTATTGCTAATAGTAGTTATTAAGAAATTAACAGCTGATACAGTGGATCCAATATTTAAAGTATTTGCAGTAAATGCATACGCACCATTTTCTGAATAAGTAACTGCAGTTTCTGTATTCCCCGATGATACTTGACTTACAACTTTTACTGATACATTAGATTCGCCTATTTCAGTAACAATTCCTTTTAGAAATCCGGTAAGTACTGATGTTGTTCCTACTCCTGCAACAACAGTAGTATTTGCTTGAGTGATTGCAGCTCCTACTACAATATTAGCGTTGGCGGTGTTAACTCCACTAATAATCTGATCTGCTAATGAGTCAACTACACAAACTTTAATTCCGTTGGCCCAAGACCCAGGATCTTTTGCTGCCCAATACCAAGTACCGGCAGTAGTATAATTACTTTGGTAATCATCATAATTTTTTATTGATAAAGTTACTGATGTTGCAGCAATACCAACGTTGGCATTGTTTAAGTTACCATCGTCAACTCTAACTACTTGTAAAATTCCACCATAAGTCAAATAGTTTGATGCAGATAACCAATACTCATATTGATTATCATTTTCTGATGGTTTCCCAAAAATATCAATTAATTTTTGCTCACTATCAATAAGTGTAGGTTCTTCTACTGGACCCCTTGCAAAGGGCGCTACGATAGCTCCTGTGGTAGTAGTTACACTATCAATGCGTCCTTGCGTTAAATCAACTTCTCTAACCTTTGTTCCAGGCGATACTAACCCTGTAGGCATTTTAATCCCTCTGATGAATCATCATTGCTCTAAAAGATATTTATAAATTAATCTATTTAAACATAGTCCCACATATAACTGCGATCTCCATATTCATCTACATTCCAATCATTTGGTTTAGCAGATACCCATCTATCCCCAGTATGTTTATCTACAATGACAATATCATCATCCAATCCATCTAAAATAAAACCAAATGGTGCCATGTCTTGATCAATCTGATTCTTTTGCTCATCATATATTCTTTTACGCACATCATTGTCAGTCATCTCCTTAAAATATGGTTGAACAACTAACCAAGCAAATATCACAAGACACATTGCCAAATCATCATTTGCTCCCTGTTCAGCTTCAAATGATTGATTTCTTTGAATGAATGTGGTAAGTTCTGAAATAATATCATAATCACTAAAAATTAATTTATCATCTTCAATCAAAGTTTTTAAATTGGAACATCCAATTTTTTTAACAGTCTTGGACATTTTAATTCCAAGTTGAGATTTGCTGCCAGAGAATCCTTGACCAACGATTTGTCCTGCTCTACCACGCATAGCACACATCAAAACATTATCATATTCCAAATCAAAATGTAGAATATTTGATACTTGTTCTCCAATGTCATTTATTTCAACAAGAACATATGATTTATTATATGCATTTGCAACTTCATTAATAATGCTTGGGAAGAGCATTGGTTTAATTTGATTGTTTTTATATTTGCCAACAATTCTCCAAGGAAATTCTGTAATATCAAAAATAACAAATGCCGAATAATCATTCTCTGTTCCTCTTGCTACATCAACTGTAATGAAGTAACTTCGGTCTTCTTTTGGCTCATCGTAAATATCGAGTCCTTTATTTTTCTTAATAGGATCTTCGAATGTAAGAGATTTTAATTTAGAGCTGGAAATTAGAGTATCTGATGATCCAAGAAAATCACATTCGAATTCTTGTTGAAACTGTTGTGCCGATGTATTGGAAATAGTTTGCGCTTTCCATGTTGCATCACGTCCTGGAACCTCTGACCAATGAACTTCTGTGGGAATATATTCATTTCTTCCTCTTTCAGAATCATGCCACAATCGGTAAAAGTGATTCATACCCTTTGGGGTAGATACAATAACTACTTTAGTTGTCTTACCTGAGGAAATTGTAGGATATACTGAACTAAAAAATTCATCTGCAATATGATTTGGAATGAACGCAAATTCATCCAAGAAGATAATATTAAATGACATACCACGAACTGCGGATGCAGATGTAGATGCTGCAATAATTTTAGAACCGTTTTCTAATTCTAAAGATGCTTTGTTCCATACTTGGACACCTTGTTGCATCCATTTGGGAAGATTTTCATAAGATTTTTGTAATCTACCAAGAAGATCTTTTGCAGTAGATGCCTTGTTTGCAAGAATGCCCACATTTACAGTATCAGTAAAAACCACATAATGTAGAATATATGAAACGACTGTATTTGATTTTCCCGACTGTCGGGC